GGATGCAGACGGCATCATCGACGGATTGGCAAAAGAACTGGCAGCTGCGATGCACAAGTTTGCATTGACTGCCAAGGTAGAAACGAACGTCATCGTCGCTCCGGGTGTAATGGTGATCGGTTACATTACTCCGGCCGGAGCTCCTTCGCCTCCGGCACCGTCTCTGCTCGGTACCGGCACAGGCGAAGGCAGTTTAGCCTGAGCAGCGCATGCACACAAGCCATGCATTATAACCAACTGCAGCATCCTAAGGATTCAAATAATTATAAAGACAGAGGTGAATCTTGAGCCAAGTTCCCATTCGGAAAAGCTATGACTTTGAGGCAGTCGGCAGGCTGGAAGTAGAATTTGAGAATACCTTAACAGATACCGTAGCAGAAATTCCGATTGGTTTCAAGACTCCAATGGAAATGAGCGTCGGCGCAAACTCTGGACCCTTTAGAATGAGGACGGATCTTGCCGCACAAATTAAAGACAATTTTCGAAATATGATTGCCACTAACCATGGCGATCGGTTGATGTTGTTTGATTTCGGTGCAAATCTAGCTGAGCTATCGTTTGAGTTGGGAAATGAAAACACAGACATAATGGCAATAAATAGGATCAGAAGAACAACGGAAAAATACATGCCATTCATTCAATTGCAAACGTTTGAACCAATAAGACAATTGGACAAAGCTGCTGCAGGCCTGGCAGTCGTAGGCGTGCGTGTCATCTACTCCGTTCCAAGTTTACGAATTAGAGACCAAGGCGTAGAAGTTTTAATATACACAGCAGGATAATCTAGATGAGCATAGACGTTAAAAAGAAACTAAGGAAATCCTTCAATCGTAGTTTCTTAGCCAAGGACTTCGAAGCATTTAGGGCGGAATTGATTCAACAAGCTCGAATTTTTTTCCCTGACAATATCCAGGATTTTTCTGAGTCTTCTGTAGGAGGAATGCTAGTCGATATGGCAGCAACAGTAGGAGATTCTCTTTCTTATTATTTGGATCATGAATTTCGTGAACTAGACCCCTTTAAAGCAGTAGAGCCTGAAAATATCAGGATGCACTTGCGGAATGCTGGAGTAGAAGTCTACGGTGCCGCGGCTGCAGTGGTTAAATTAAAATTTTCTTTTGACGCGAAAGCTGAACGCACAACCGGAGGATATCGACCGAAGCGAACAGATTTGCCGGTAGTCTTACAAGGCACTAAAGCAAAATCCTTTAGTGGTATAAGTTTTACGACCATAGAAGACTTGGATTTTGCAGAAATTGGCCCTGCTGGAGATTTAGTCTGTAACTACGAAGTAGCCGCGGTCGATGCTACAAATATTCCAACTATGTATAAAGTAAGCAGAAACGTAGAAGCCACATCTGGAGTTCAGATTACAGAAACGTTTACCATTCCAGACATACATCTGCCATTCAGAAAGTTAACTTTGGCAAACGATAATGTTTCGACTGTCATCAGCATTGTTGACTCAGCAGGAGATGTTTATTACGAAGTTAAGGCATTGAGCCAAGATACTGTTTTCACTGCAGTGAAAAATATACAAATTGATTATCTAGATGCGCGTAGCAACTTAGAGATCACCCCGGCGCCGCGAAGATACATTAGAAATTTTAATTCACTCACTAAACTGACGACTCTCCAGTTTGGTACTGGCGATGCTAATACGCTTGAAGACGACATCTTGCCTGACCCCAGCACACTGGCGCTCTCTCTTTACGGCAAGACAAATTTTGCTAGGTTCAGCATTGACCCCAATTCCTTGTTGAAGACTCACACTCTAGGAACAGCTCCTCGCAACACTACTTTGAGCATCACTTATAGGCATGGTGGCGGTTTATCGCATAACGTGTCGGCAAATTCTATTGCAGATATTGATGAACTCTTGTTAGAGTTTAGGAGAACTGCTAATCCAACAGGCGCGTTGGGAGTTAGACAGACGATGGCAGTTGTTAACGATAGTCCTGCAGTAGGCGGCGCCGCAGCGCCGACATTGGACGATTTTAGAAACCTCATTCCCGTAGCAAGACAGAGTCAGGGGCGCATGGTGACCCGCGAAGATTTGCTAGCTCGTATATACACAATGCCAGCTCAATTCGGACGCGTCTATAGAGCCAGTGTTACTGATAACCCCGCAGATCCACTTGCAGGCCTACTTTATATTACATCGTTGGATCAAAACGGGAATCTAACTACAGCCTCTGACACGCTTAAGAAGAATTTAAGCAAGTACCTCAATGAATTCAGGTTAATATCAGATGCGCTGGACGTGCTAGATACACAGATTATCAACTTTGCGATCAAGTATCGGGTAATAGTAACGCAAAGCTCTAATAAGGTCCAAGTCTTGCAGGACATCAATAATAGAATAGCAGAGTCCTTACAAAAGAAGTATTTCCAAATAGATCAGCCTATCATCATTGATGATATTACTAACATCATCATCAACACACACAGTGTCATTTCATTGGCGGAGCTAAAGGTTTTCCCTAGAGCAAGAACAACAGACGGACGCAAATACTCCACGTCTTCTTTTCCGTTTTCGAAAAGTACCAAAAACGGGATTATTTTTGGGCCCCTCGGATCCATTTTTGAGTTGAAATTCCCGATACACGATGTGATAGGATCAGCATCATGAGGAAGCAATGAAGATATTTTGTACCGCCAGCGCTGATTCATACATTACCGATAAGATCATAGATGGCAACTTTAGAGCTGAAGATGCGAACGTCGGCCGTGCCGCTACTCTGGATCTTTTTAAGCTGTGGGGGGAGACACGAATAAACGGCTCTGGCAGTCAAAACGAGATATCTAGGCTGTTAGTCAAGTTTGACTACCAAAACATTCAAGATCTGACTGCATCGAAGTTGAATCTAAACGGGAGCGATTTCAAAGCAGAGCTGAAGTTGTTTGACATCAAGGCTGGAAATGCTGTTCCGGCCAATTTTAATGTCGCAGTTTTCCCTCTTTCACAAGCTTTTGATGAGGGTGTAGGCAAGGATGTTATTTCTTTTGGGGATTTAGGCTCTGTTAATTTTCTCACTGCAGCATACGCAAACGGTGCAGACGCTAAATGGAATTCTTCTGGCGCAAACCAGGTAGGAGCTCTAGGAGCTGCAAACATAGACGTCTTTTCTAATGCAAATTTTAGCGACGGCCTAGGCGCAGTTAACGTCATCGGCTCCCAAAAATTTGTAGAAGGCACCGCAAATTTAGTGGTAGATGTTACCACGCTAGTTTCAGCGACTGTTGCTGGCCAGATGCCTAATTACGGATTCCGGATATCGCTCAGCGGCAGCGACGAGTCTGATAAAAAGACCAGGTTTGTTAAACGCTTTGCAGCTAGGCATGTAGCTGATCCGCTATTGAGGCCACGGATAGAAGTATCCTATGACGATAGCTATCGCGATGATCATTCTAGCTTCTTTTTCGACTTGTCTGGATCACTGTTTTTAAATTCTTATGCACGATCTACTGCAGCAAATCTGGTCTCAGGTTCAACGCTGGCGCCAATCACAGGATTGAATTGCTTACTAGTAAAGATTAAATCCGGAGCCTTCAGCTATATAGCGACAGCTTCCCAGCGCGTCGGAGGTACAATCGATTCGAATGCAGAAAATTTCATCACTGGTGTGTACAGTGCTAGCGTTGCGATTCCATCTAACGATGCTTCACTCGTGTCTAAAAAGTGGTCACTAGCAAAATATGTCGAGAGGAGCGGGTCCATAGTTTTCGAAGAGTATTGGTATTCGCTGGACGGAAAAGTAGGGTTCCATACCGGCAGCCTGAAGGTCGACCGCGCAACCAGATTTTCTGCTAATTTCACGTCGCAAGAACCCATAATACACGTGACGAATACTGCTGAAGAATATAGGAGCTCGGACCAGCCTAGGCTGCGGATATTCGGAAGAGACCTAGAGCAAGAACACCGAAAACCCGTTCGCGTGCCTATTCGGCTTGCAGCTGTTATATTTGACAAGGTGTATTATAGAGTTCGAGATGCGGATAGTGGCCGACTGATTATCGGTTTTGGAGAAAAAGATAACTCTACTCGAGTTTCTACAGATTCTGAAGGGATGTTTTTTGACTTTCATATGAACATACTTCCGCGGGGAAGAGCTTATAGATTCGAATTCTTGATTGTGAATAGAGGTACGAGGTCGATAGTAAAAGATCCTGCCGCTAGATTTACGGTGAGGTAGAAGTGCCGAAGAAACCTAGTACATTCCAAGAGATTCTATTTCGGCCTAGCGTGCGAAGAGCTCTGTTTTTTGGGACTCCCAAAGTCACCGGTGTTACGCTGGGAGGAGGAGAACTAGACGAGGCCAACGCGCAAGCCAGTCTCAGCGGAACTTTTCGATATGATTCCCCTGGGACAGCTCTAAAAAGCACTCAGCAGCTGAACGTAGATTTTTCTCAATTCGAAAACCACACCTTTTTTAATTCTGCAGAAATGAAAGTTCAAATTGCTTTTGACAAAATTATCAATGGATGCCCATTTGATGGCACCCGAGCAGAGTTCGAAATTTTTATAGACAGCTTATCGGGTTTTGAGAGGTATGTTTTTGATCAATTTCCAAAGCATGGTGGGTATCTAAATTTTAACAGTGCGTCTTCTTATGAAAATTATTTGGACGTCGTCGCCCTAAAGGGGATCGGAGAAGTCGACGGACCCCGCGCTGGTACGGCCGCATACGTGCTGCCGATGGATCGTTCTCCTTTCACGATAGAGATGCAGCTGTTTATTCCTCCGCAAGCAAATGATAACAGCATTATAGTACAAAAAAAAGCTGATGCTTCTGGGGGGATATTTCTAAAGGGTTTCACCCTGGCTCTTTCGGCATCCACTAGTCGGAGCACTGCCAACCTAGTAAGCATTTTGGCCTCGGGTTCTACGCGATTCGTCACTGCTAGCGTTCCGATCCAAAAGGGGAAATTTCAACACATAGCGGCAGTATATGACAGAGATCGCTCTGGCCGTTTGCTGATGTATGTTAACGGCACGCTGATATCATCATCTAGCGTCGGTATAGTCGGCTCTCTCGGAATAGAGAGCTCTAACATTACGATTGCTACAGGGTCTGCAGTCGTTTGGAGAGGCGATGACACAAAGTTCGTACCAAAAACGCAGCTCTCCGGAGCTATTGATGAACTGCGAATATTCGAATCTATACGGAGCGTACAGCAATTAAATAAATTTGCTAAAAGATCGATATCGGCTCCTCCTGACGGAAGCTTGAAGCTTTATTTTAAGTTCAATGAACCTTCTGGCAGTTTTGCAGGATCTGCTAATCGCGATCTGGTCTTGGATTATAGCGGAAACGGTTTACATACTCACATTAAGATGGCCGACGGTAGCAGCTTCAATATGAATCTTAGGTCGACTGCATCAGTTGCTGTCCCCCTGCTGGCTGAGAATCCCAACCATAGCGCTATCCTGTTTCCTTCTTTCGAAAGTGTTACTTCTTTGTGCAGCGTTCTCTTGACATCTGCGAGTCAATACGATTTCAATAATCCTAATCTGATTACCAGGCTTATTCCTTCACACTATTTGAGAGACGAGTGTCTCACTACCGAAAACGGAGATCTAGATCAGAATTATGGTTATACGCAAGACATCCCCGGCGGCGGCCGAATGCAGTCTGCACAGATCATATCTTCTCTTCTTTATTTGTGGGGAGAAACGTTTGATGAAGTTAAGATGTTTATCGACGAATTTGGAAGAGCAGTTTCTGTCAATTACGAGTCGGATGAGTCAATTAGCGATCAGTTGTTGCCTTTTTTGGCAAAATACTATGGATTTAATCTTCCTAATCAGTTTGCCAATGCAACATTGCAGCAATATTTTGAGGGCGAGAACCTGAATGTGCTAGCTTCTTCTCCGGCGTTGAGTCTGCAGAAGATTCAGAACACAATGTGGCGTAGAATCTTGGTAGACCTCCCTGAGCTGTTTCGATCGCGAGGTACTAGGAACTCTATTGAGGCCATCTTTAGGGATCTTGGTATCAGACCCGGAGGCGCTTTTCGGATTAAGGAGTACGGAGGCAGTAAGACGCGAAAAATAGGGGATACATATGAACAGCGGTCTGCAGTCGCCTCGATGTTGGATTTTTCCGGTTCCTTGAACAGGCTCTATCCAGGAGGGACGGATCCTTCAGGCAAAAACCTCAATCAGCCTCTCATTCAATCTGGTTTTCTTTCTGGTTCTAGAGTAGAGCCAGGAGAGCCTGAAATAAGAGGCACGTTCGTTAATGGTAAGTCTAATAATGCTAATGACGGACTCTTTACTAGCGGTTCGTGGGTCGTTGAAGGAGTTTTCAAGCTAGAACCAAAGATCAGCCATAACGTCACGCAAAGCCTCTTGAGGTTGCAGACGACAGGCTCTAGTTTTTCTGGTGCTTCTAACAACTGGTTATTGTTCAACGTGGTAGCTTTTTCTCCTGACAAAGCTCGTTCCACCACAGGCTCTATTGCGCTGTTTGGACGCCCAGAAGGTGGTTCGACAGCTCCTACACTGAAGTTGAGCCTCTCTGGCACTGACATCTTCGATGGCAAGAAGTGGCACGTATCATTTGGGAGGTGTCGCAACGATCAGACCGGCTCCTATACCTCTTCTAGCTATTACCTTCGGGCCGGACAAATGGGGCCCGAATCTATGAGAGAATACTGCGAAGTGAGCAGTTATTTCAATGATTCGGGAGATAATCTTCTTAATACTCTGAGTGGGAGCACCAACGCATCGGGCTCCATGGTAGTGATCGGAAGTCAGAGTCTCAAATATGATTCGACCTTGACTGCTGGAGGGTTCTTAAATACCGTTACCGACGACGCCGCTAGGTTTGTTACCTTTAGTGGGAAGACATCAGGGGTGACATTCTTTAGCAAAAACCTTGCAACGGCTGAGACGTTGCAGCACATCCGGAGCTTTAAATCCTTAGGTGTTGAAGATCCGAGCGTTAATTTCAATTTTAATAAGGTTGCTTCTGGGGCTTTTGAGCGACTTAGAATGAATCTATCGTGCAATCAGCCAGTGACTAAATCCGATTCTTCTGGAGATATTCGGGTATTCGATTTCAGTCAAAATAAGTTACACGCTTTGGGAACAGGGTGGGTGTATCCGGGCCCGCCAGGGATATCCAGCAATACCGGTCAACAACAAGCTATCAAACAAGAACTGTTTGATTATGTCATTCTTTCTCCCCAGTTTGAGACAGGAGCCGAGCCTAACAAAGTGAGGATCCGCAGTTTCGAACGAACCGAAAACGTGAGGAGCTCCCCGGCCGGGGTCGCATATGCACCCCTCTACGCCATTCCTGGCGCGGATCAAGCCAAGGACGACCGCCGTTTGGCAATTGAGGTCTCTTCAGTTCAGGCTCTCAATGAAGACATAATCAACATCTTTGCTACGTTGGACTATTTGGATGATGCAATCGGCGCGCCGGAGCTAGTTTTTTCGCAACAGTACAGGAAGCTGGACCATTTGAGGAGAATATATTTCAATCGGTTGGATGAAAAAGTATCAATCCAAAAGTTTTTTGATTTCTTCAAGTGGTTCGATGCAGTCGTAGGTGAGCTGCTAGAAGAGATGTTACCGTCCACGACGCGCTATTTGGGGACCAATTTTGTTGTAGAGAGTCACATGCTAGAAAGGCCTAAGTTTACATACAAGTATAGCGACATGTATATTGGAATCATCGACCGCCGGGAAGCTTCTGTCATATTCTTGCAACAGTTCTTGGGAGCAATAAGGAAAGTCTAATGGCAAAGTATCGGTACGCCAGAGCGAACGGGGAGTTTTTGCCGACTCGCATCAACGAACTTCATGAGTTTCCCAACACCAACTTTTTTGCTGCTACGCAATCGTACGACCTGCGTCAAGCTTTCGTCACCGGTTCTGTTGCCAACCAAAATAGTTTTGTTTCCGACAAGTTGCTGCTCGGCTACCAGTCGACTAAGAAGCTTGTGGCCTGGTGGAAGCCCGGTCACATAACGGCCGCCACGAAGGCCAACCTCTTGCAGCCCAGCGTTGTCGATTCATCTGGCAACGGCCATGCAGCGAGCCAGGCTACAAAATCGCTGCAGCCCAAGGTCGACCGATACGATACCCCCGCTGTATTCATCGATCGGAACAGTCTTCTGTTCACAGCGGCCAGCAGTACTTACATGACGGTTGACGATTCTGATGCGTTTTCTTTCGGTAACGGAATGGTGGACCGGCCTTTCTCTATTGCTGTTTGGGCCAAGTTTTCTACGACCGGCGACAACAATTACATTGTTACTAAGTGGAACAACACAGGCCTGCAGAGGGAGTACCTTCTATGGAAGCCTAGCACAGATCGAATAACGCTGGAGTTCTATGATGAAAGCAGCAACGGCATCGGCAAGGCCTGGACTTCTGATCCAGTCATTTCTGCAGCCACCTGGCATCACATAGTCGCAACCTACGACGGTCGTGGCGGCGAATTCTCTGGGGCAGGCATCAACATGTACATTGATGGCTCAGCAGTCTCCACTGGCACCACAAGCGATGCGGCCTACCACGCGATGGAGAACACCGCTACCAACTTCGCGATAGGTAATCGAGAAGACGAATCCCCTAATTTTGACTTTGACGGCAAGTTGGCGCAGACCGCGGTTTGGTCCAAGGTGCTGACGGCCGAGAACGTCAAGGCGCTGTACGGAGCGCGCCTCAAAGTGTACACGGTCGGTTCTGGCTACCTCAACAATCCGTCGCGAATCCTCTTGCGAGAGAGCGATTTTCAGACCGGCAGCTACCCGACGGTGGCTCGCACTGGTGACCCAGACTTCCTCGGCCGCGGCTCAGTCGCCTTCAACGACACACAGACACAAATATTCTTCAGCTCGTACGCCGCCGGATACATCGACTTTTTGGGTATGCCTGGCAAGAACGACATCATCGGCCTGACCGGATCTCTTCCGGGAGGGCGGGAGGAGAAGAGGCGTTTCATCTTCACTGAACAGTCGCTAGAAGACAACAACTTCTACGCCCGCACCGCCGCGCACAGCATAAAGCCAGCCTTCGACTACAATGTCGATGACTTTGTCTATGTCAGAGGCGAAGGAGTTTCTACGAAAAGGATTGCAGCCAGATTCGCCAAGCTGGTCAATGCTGCCAAAATGGGCCTCAAGGCCACAACTTTCAAGAGCAAAGTCCACTTGCGAGCCCATCTGCCGATGACGGGAACGTACGCTCAAGGCAACGTGATTTACGCTGCCAGCGGAACCCCGAGCCCGGACTTGCTGATACCCGTGGTGCTCGAGCAGTTCAAGCAGCACGGCCCGCGCAATTACCAGTACCCCTTCATCACCCCGCCCGGGTGGCCTACTTCCGGCTCTTCCATTCCTGTGCGGCGAGTGGCGACACCGAACACTACCGGCACCCTCGAAGGC